TGGATCTGATGTCACTGGTAGTCTTTTTGATTTTGTTGACTTTGGTACTGCCTCAGTTATTCAAAGTCAAATTGAAGTCTCAATATCAAACTTTGAGCCAAGAGTAGATAATGTAAGAGTTGAGGTCTATCCCAGACCAGATAATAATGAGTTTGAAGTTAATGTCATCTTTGATATTATCGGACAAGAGTTCCCAACACAAGAATATACATTCCTCTTAGAGGCAACCAGATAATATGCCTTTCACTAAATTTGCCAATCTAGATTTCGATCAGATTAAAACTGATATTAAGAGTTATCTTCGTGCTAACTCTAACTTCACTGACTTTGATTTTGAAGGTTCTAACTTTTCAGTTTTAATTGACACCTTAGCATATAACACATATATTAACGCATTTAACTCTAACATGATTGTTAATGAATCCTTTTTGGATTCAGCAACACTCAGAGAAAATGTAGTTTCTTTAGCACGTAATATTGGGTACGTACCACGCTCTAGAACGGCAGCAAAGGCACAGGTATCCTTTAGTACTACAGTGGCAGGTTCATCACCTACAGCGACCTTACAGGCGGGTCTGGTGTGTACTGGTAGTGTAGACAATACCTCATATACATTTGCAATTCCTGAAGATATTTCTACATCAGTAAAAGATAATGTTGCTACGTTCAGCGACATTGATGTTTATCAAGGAATATTTTTATCAAAGCAATTTACTGTAGATACATCTTTAAATCAAAAGTTTCTACTTGACAATTCTTACGTTGATACTTCTACTATATCTGTTTACGTAAAAGGTCCAGGAGAGAGTGGATTAGGTGTAGAGTATCAGTTAGTAGATAATATTTTAAATTTAAGTGGATCTTCCAAGATCTTCTTGATCCAAGAAGTACAAGATGAAAAATATGAAATTCTTTTTGGTGATGGATTAATAGGAGAGAAACTTGATAATGGATCAGTAATCACTGTTCATTATATTGTTACCGATGGAGCAGATGGAAATGGAGCTGCTTCATTCTCATACTCTGGTAGTGTAAAAGATTCTGCAGGTAACGTACCTAATCCAGGAACGGTTACTGTTACTACCAGCCAACCATCCCAGAATGGGTCTGATACAGAGTCTATCGACTCTATCAAGTACTTTGCTCCAAGGATCTATTCATCGCAGTACAGAGCGGTTACAGCGCGGGATTACGAAGCGATTATCAAGTTAATCTATCCCGACACAGAATCTGTTTCTGTTGTTGGTGGTGAAGAATTAGATCCTCCTCAGTTTGGAACTGTTACTATCAGTATCAAACCTAAAAATGGTAGTTTTGTATCAGACTTTAATAAGTCTCAAATTTTATCAAAGTTAAAACAATATACCGTATCTAGTATCAATCAGAAAATTGTTGATCTTAAGATACTATATGTGGAAGTAGACAGTGCTGTTTATTATAACACTAATAAGGTGTCGTCGGCAGAGTCGTTGAAGACTATGGTGACTACATCATTGAATGACTATTCTAACTCACTTGATCTCAATAAGTTCGGTGGTAGATTTAAGTACAGTAAAATTCAGCAGGTTATTGATAACACTGATACTGCCATTACATCTAATATCACCAAAATTATTATTAGAAGAGATTTAAAGGCTGCTATTAATTCATCTGCTCAGTATGAATTATGTTTTGGAAACCAATTCCATGTAAACCCAGCAGGGCGTAACATTAAGTCAACAGGATTTAAAATTAGTGGAGAAGTAGATACCGTTTATCTAACTGATATTCCTAATGCTGATCTTAAAACTGGAATTATTTCAATTGTAAAAGAAACTTCTGATGGAAGCATTAGAGTTATTTCTAAATCTGCAGGTGTTGTAGATTACATGAAAGGAGAAATTAATTTAGGAACAGTGAATATTACATCTACCCAGAGAATGAATGATATTATTGAGATTCAAGCATTCCCAGAATCTAATGATGTTGTTGGACTTAAAGATCTTTATCTTAGTTTTAATGTCTCTGATAGTGCCATAAATATGGTAAGAGACGTTATTGCGTCTGGAGATGAAATTTCTGGAACAGTATTTACTAGAGATTACTACACATCAAGCTATTCAAACGGGATTCTAATAAGACAGTAATATGATACAAACTGGGTTCGAACCTAGGGTAAAGGTTCAGGAAATAATCGCAAATCAACTGCCTAGTTTTATATTGGATGAAAATCCAAAGGCGGTTGATTTTTTCAAGCAGTATTATATTTCACAAGAGTATCAAGGCGGTACGTCAGATCTTTCTGAAAATTTAGATCAATATCTGAAAGTTGATAATCTTGTTCCTGAGGTTATTGTAGATAGCACCAAAACAGTTGGTGTAGTGACCACAGGAGACGCTACAATCAATGTTAATTCAACAAAGGGTTTCCCAGATACCTATGGTCTGTTAAAGATCGATGATGAGATTATTACATATACGGGTATAACCACTAATTCTTTTACTGGATGTGTTCGTGGATTTAGTGGAATTACAAATTATCATCAACAAAATAATTATGAGGAGCTAGTATTCTCTACGTCTTCTGCTGAAGATCACCTTGATGATGCTCCTATTCAGAATTTGAGCGTTTTATTCTTAAAAGAATTCTACAAAAAATTAAAATCTACATTCACTCCTGGTTTAGAAGATGTTGATTTTACTCCATCTCTAAACGCTGGTAATTTTATCAAAGAGGCAAGAAGTCTCTATGAATCAAAAGGTACAGATGAGTCATTTAAAATTCTGTGCAAAGTTTTATATGCGGTAGATCCCACTATCGTAAATCTTGAAGATTATTTGATCAAACCATCTTCTGCAAATTACCTCAGAAGATATGTTACTATTGCCGAAGCAATATCTGGTAATCCAATTAAATTAATTGGACAGACTATTTTTAAATCAACAGACTCTGGTACCAACGCTTCTGTATCTGAAGTAGAACCATTTACCAGAAATAATCAACAATATTTCAAAGTTTCATTGTTTATCGGAAACGATGATCTTTCTACTATTAGAGGAACGTTTGATATTACCCCTGCTACTAAAGCAACTCAAAAAGTATCAGTTGGTTCATCGGTTCTTCCAGTAGATTCTACCATTGGATTTGCTGAAAGTGGGTATATAATTTCTGGAATTAATAGTGTAACATATACTGATAAAAGTGTAAACCAATTCTTTGGTTGTACTGGAATTTCAACCACTATTTCTGCTACAGATAATGTAAGATCTGATGAGACTTACTTTGGATATGAGGATGGAGATAGTTCTAAGAAAGTTGAACTGAGACTTACTGGTGTTCTGTCTGAATTTGAGCAGATTAGTAAGAACTTAAACGTTAAAGAGAATGACATCATAGGTGTCAAAAATCTTGGATCAAATATTAAAAATCCAGACTCTAACAAAACTTATAAAGAAATTTTTGCCAATTCTTGGGTTTATAATACAAGCTCAAGATATCAAATAAGCGATGTAGATAATTACACATTATCAAGTACTATTGATAAATCAAGTCTTAAAGTTGGTGATAAAATTGAGATACTGCAGAGAGATTCTGAAGAGGTAGAATCATCCGAAACTAATATTGCTCATATTGCAAGTGTCATTGATTCTGAAAATAGGGTCACTATAGACAACCTTACATTTACTTCTCAAACTGGTCAAGATTATGACTTGAGAAGGAAATTAAACACGGCATCAAGTTCCAACACTCCTATAGTTTACGGTAATAATACAGTTCTATCAGATGTTCTGAATGTATATGATGAGAGAGGAGAATATGCATATGTAGCATCAAACTCTCTTCCATCAGATAATGAGACAACTGAAACTTCTATTCAGTATGCTTACGAAATAACCAAGAAAGTTAATACCGTCAAAATTGATTCCGGTACTGTTGGTATTTTGACTGACGGATCAACTGATGGTCTGTACAGAACAATTAAATTTGCTGATGCTGTTCCTTTTATTGAAGGAGATAGAATATTCTATCAACCAGACGTAGCTCCTTTAGTAGGTCTGGAGACTGGTTCATATTATGTTTCTATTGTTTCTTCTGACAAGAAGCAAATTAATCTGTATTCATCAAGATCATTTGTAGGTGGTAGCAACTACTTAAAATTTGCTCCACAAGATGATGGGCATAGATTTACATTATATTCTCAGA